CAAACAAGAGGCTCCTAAGTGTGTTAAAAGAATAGATAATTTTAAAAGTATGGAAGAGATCCGCAAAAACCATAATAATGCCAAAAGGGAACTCATACAGTCTGTGACCCAAGAAGGTAATCAGATTTTGGATGTTGGCTGTGGTTTTGGTGGTGATCTTCAGAAATGGCACAAGTGTGGCGCAAATATGAGTATGTGCGATCCAGAGCCAGCAGCCCTCGTGGAGGCTAAGTCTCGTGCAAAGAATATGCACATGCGGGTAAACTTCTATGAGGGAGACATACACGACTGTCCGAATAGGAAGTATGACATTGTGTGTTACAACTTTTCACTTCATTATATTTTTGAAACGAGGGAGAAGTTTTTTAGTTCAATTCGTGAAATCAAAAAGAGAATGAAACCTGGTGGGAGACTTGTGGGTATTATACCAGATTCAGAGAAAGTGACATTTAGAGTGCCCCTCAAAGATGATATGGGAAACTTCTTTCTCATGAAGACCCATGGTAATGGTGGCTACGGTGAAAAACTATTTGTAAACTTAGTGGACACCCCCTTCTACGCAGATGGACCTAGGTCTGAACCTATAGCCTACAAAGACCTTCTCATCACACACTTGGAAGCGATAGGATTTAGACTAGAACTTTGGGAAGGTCTCACGGGCAACCCAATATCAGAACTTTATAGTAAATTTATCTTTGTATATAAGAGATGATCGCATTCATTATACTAATTCTCATCAACTTGTTGATACTTTCTCAGACCAAGGAACCTCAACAACTCACCGAGGTGAAGGAAAAATATCGCGTTCTTCGTGAACACCTAACTTCCAATGGTCATGAGAAGTTTCGCATGTTGTCACACTGTATACCCATAACAGGTTACATTTCTATGAATGGCACTGTGGGTTATAACACAAACAAGGGTCAAGAAATTGCGATATGTCTTGATGGAACACCCAATGAAATCTTCCATGTTCTCATCCATGAGTTAGCCCATTGTACCGTTGACGAATATTCACATTCGGATGCATTTTGGAGTAATTATATTGAACTCCGTGATATGTGCGTAGAATTAGGTATATATGACAAGATTCCAGAGAGAACTAAGTTTTGTGGACAGCACATTCAGGATAAATAATCTTCTTCGTCCATATTAAATGAAAACACCATTAACTGTTTTGATTATGGTCATTGCCTATTGGCTCGCTGTGTATGGTACGACACTCGTTCCACACATGAGCGAAAACTACAATCTTAACCTCGTATGGTTGACTGTAGTGGTGCCAAATGTGCTTCGTCTCATTGTTGGAAGTATTCCACGACTTGCCGTGGATCGTCTCTTTTTCGTATCTACGAGTATTATTGCCTTAATTATTACATTCGCGATCAATACATTTTCAAAAGATACACGAGAGGCGGTTGAAAAATATGGAAGTGACAGGGGCAAGACACTTAAGTTGAGTGCCTTGCTCATGACGGCATTTGCAGCAGGAGCTTTAATCACCTATTATACAGGTATTGATAATTCAATCTATTCTAATATGGGTTGGGAATCAAGTAATCAGGGCTTCACGATGTAGTCCTTCGCCACATAGAATGCAAGCGCCGCAACCAAACCTGTTGAAGCCAAGCCAATCATGCTTCGGCTCCCTTGTTCGTTAAGAAACTTGGGGACTGAAGTCACGAGCTTGTCTTGAACTGGCTTAGACACCGCGAGAGCAGCCGCAGCACCCGCAACGAGAGCAATCATTTGATCGTCCGTGAGGTTGAATGGGTTCTTGCTTTCTGGCTTCGCTTCTTGTTGTGGCATCGCATAACTACCCTGGGGTTGTGGGGCAGTCATTTGTGGCATCATTCCTTGCATCCTGGGCTCTTCCATCATCATTGGTGGCTCCATCATAATGTCATTGATTGGCGTAGAGTCCATCGTCTGTTTACTTTGACTCACATTTTTTTCGGGTTGTGAAAACACGGGCTCACGATTCACGAAAGTTGTAGTGGGGTTATCATTCAAAGGTACCATTCCATCTCCATTATCAGACAAATTGAGAGTATTAATATCCGTGGACATTTAGTATATTCACATGTTTTTGAGAGTAGTGAGTGACGCAGCCTGTATTAGAGAAATCGTTTCATTAAATTCTAAGAATGACAGACTTTATTCAACAGCCAATGATAACATATATTGGAAACAAGAGGAAACTTGTTGATAAAATCCAAGATGTCGTGGAGAAACTCCGACCGTCAACATGCGCCGATGCGTTCTCCGGTTCTGGAGTAGTTTCACGAATGTTGCTGGGTCATTCTGAAAAAATGTATGTAAACGATCTTGAACAATATTGTGAAGTTCTTTCAAAATGTTTCTTGAAGACACCTTCTTGGGCCGATCAAGATGATGTTTGTAAACATATTGAGAATATGAACATATGTCCAGATAAAGTTGGGTTTATTACGGAACTCTACGCTTCAAATGAAAGACAATTTTATACTCCGGAAAATGGAAGAAGAATTGATGGTATGTTGGACTATATTGAGAGGTGTGTCCCCGAGAATCTTAAACCGTACTGTTTAGGACCTCTCATAGTAAGGGCGAGTATTCACACAAATACATCTGGTGTTTTTAAAGGTTTCCACAAAGGTGGTTGGGGTGGTAAAGGTGGACACGCGCAAGATAGAATTACAAAGAGGATTGAAGTTGATTGTCCTGTGTGGCTTGAACCACATAGGGATGTTGAAGTTCATCGCCAAGATGCGTGTGATTTTCTGAGGGATCTCCCGAAAGTTGATCTTATCTACCTGGATCCACCCTATAATCAACACCCATATGGGTCAAACTATTTCATGTTAAATCTCATTTGTACCAATGAGAGACCTCATACACTTTCAAAAGTATCAGGTATCCC